CGCAAATTACTGAACGGGTGATGGATGCCATTGTTGGACAGGCAAAGTTGGCTGGCTGGACACTTGAGGAAGCATTGAATGAAATTGTTGTCAGGAACTGGCAAACATTCAAGGCTTCATGGGTGAAAGAAAAATTAACCCGTTCTGAGGAACGTCAAAACGTAATGGCTGAATTGACCAGGGGCAAATCAATCCCACAAACGCCATTCTGGGCTAAACCTGAGACTGTAATTTTGGAGGCTGAAAATGTGGAACGAACACGACTTTTGTGATGCCGACTCAGGCTTTGATTACATTTTTGGCATGATGAACGCCATTTACGGTTCACGGTTTATTACGCATTGGCAAGACGTTGACCCAACGCTGGTGCGTGAAACATGGAAACGATGCTTGGGCAGATTCTTGACTTACAAGCCAAGCCTAGATTTTGCGCTTGACAAACTTGACAAAGACTTTCCCCCCAGCGCATTGGCTTTTCGGGATATGTGCAACCAAGGCCCGTCAATCCCTGTTAAACCGCCAACTGAAGTTTTGATTGAGCGTAAAAAGACAATTCACGAACAAATTGAAAGCGACAGAATCAGAGCAGAGGCGCTTGCTAAATTGGCTGCAATAAAAAAGCAATACGCAAAATGACCCACTATGAAGCAAACAGAATTCTTGATCGGGTCAGAGAAGGCCAGCAATTTAGCGAGTTTGTCATTACAAGAGCGCTTGAACTTACGGGAGACTATGAGGCAATCGGAAGCAATGGAATGGATCAAGCGATTCAAAAAGAAAACGCTAGAGGAAGGCAGGGGGGAAGCCCAATATTGGTGGCAGCAGACTTTGGCAGACATTGCCAAGAGGCGAGGCCAAGCAGCTGCTGATGACTTACGCAAACGTATGAATGAGCAGAAAGACAAAAAATGATTTCCATCATGTTTACGGTTTATGGGCATCCAATAGCCAAAGGCAGACCAAGGTTTTCAACCAGGGGAAAATTTCCTGTTGCTTACACCCCTGAAAAGACAAAAACCTATGAATCTGAAGTTGGAATGATGGCAAAGGCGGCAATGGGTGCTTCACAAGCCCTAGAAGGGGCATTAGAAGCGTTTATTTACGTTACCTTTCCCGTCCCCCCCTCTTACTCCAAAAAACGCACAGAAGCCTGTTTAAACGATACCGAAAAACACACAAAACGCCCCGATTTGGATAACGTAATTAAATCGGTTATTGATGGCATGGACAAAATCGTGTTTTTTAACGATTCACAAATAACTTCTATCCACTCAACCAAAGTTTATGGTGAGGTGGCAAAGGTTGAAGTCATGGTGAGGCAAGCATGAGCAATAAAGCTGTTTATGTCCTTTTATGTTTAATACTGATTGTCCATTGGGGATTGGTTGCTTACTTTATTGGGTCTAAGTCATGATTTACACCCTGCACAACAGCCAACAAGCCCACACCGTCCTAAAAGACTTGTGGCCCAAGATCAAAGAAACACTCCAGGCGGGAAAGCAGCTGCGCCTTGAAGTCAAAAAAGCCACACGCAGTTCTGACCAAAACGCCATGTTTCACAGTTTGATTGATTTGGTTGCCAAACAAATGAAAACGGCAGGGTCTGCCTGGTCATCAGACGATTGGAAAAGATTGCTTATTGACCAATGGGCGCATGAAACAGGGCGCAAGATTGGCAAGGTTGCCCCAAGCCTAGACGGTGAAAGAGTTGTGCAGCTGGGATTGCAAAGCCACAAATTTACCGTGGAAGAAGGCTCTGAGTTTATTGAATGGCTATTGTGCTGGATGGCAGAAAAGGGAATAGAAGCATGATGTGTCCAGTTTGCGGGATACGCAAGAACAAAGTTTTAGACACAAAAGCAAGCCCCGAATTTATCCTTAGAAGGCGGGAATGCGAAAACGGCCACAAGTACCAAACCAAAGAATATGCAATACCTGAAACACCAGTATGTGAGAAGCCAGAAGTTGTTAAAGCTAGTAGCGGGTTTAGCCTGTCAAAACTGTGGCATAGATAACGGGGTTCAGGCGGCCCATAGTAATTGGGGCGGGGGCAAAGGCAAAGGAATAAAGGCAGACGATAACCTGGTGGCTGCGCTGTGCCTTAAATGCCATTATGAAATTGACCAGGGGGCGCACTTATCCAAAGATGAGCGCAAAGAAATGTGGCTAAAAGCCCACAAAGCAACGATTAAGGCACTTGGAGACAGATGGCCTCCAGAAGTGCCAATTCCTTACTTACCCCTGTGAGCCTTGTCTAAACCCTGTGCCTCATGCTGCTTCAATTCCTTTTCCACAGCCTTAATGCGTGACATTTCAGAGCGATGTTCAGAGACTTTTTCGTAGTGCATAGGCTCACGGGGAGTTTTTGATTTAGCTGGGGTGATGATAAATTTTGAAGCCATGATAAATCCTGTTAAAATGGTGATTGACATTGTGCCATATTGGACATAAAGTCAAAACCATAAATTCTTTGCAAGGAAAAATCATGGGAAAAGCTGATACAACAATGGCTAAAAGCACAACTGGCGCAACACCCCCCAAAGGTGCGGCATCTTCTGACCGTACAGGCGAACGCATGGAAAAAATGCGTGGTGGCGTGGCTATGGGTAAAGAGGACAAGATGGGTGCTGACAAGCAATTTAATACTGGTCGCACAGACGGTATTTGCTACACCAAGACCAAATCAGAGTATCGTTAAAAAATGGCTGTCCCCCTGTCCTCCATGATGGGGATGGGACAGCCAGCCCCTGCAAGGGGAGTTGTCCCTGAACAAGCCCCTGTTAATGCTACAGAACAGGCGTATTTCCAACGCCTGATGCAAGCCTACCCGCAATTGATTCAGGAATATGCAGCACATCCTGAATCAAAGGGTGGACGCATTATTAACACAGACGTAGCCAGGGAAATGTCCCCTGAATACAGGGCAGACCGCACCAGGTCAGCTGATGTGCATGAACCGTCTAGCGCTTTTATGAAACAGCTGTATGCGGAAAAGCTAAAGAACCCCACACCCAAAGGCATGGATAACACCGTTGTCTTTAGTGCTGGTGGAACTGGTGCTGGTAAGACCACAGCGTTAGATTTATTGGAAAGTGTCGATCCCGCCCTGAAACGGTCGGAAATGATTTACGACACAAACATGAATAAGTTTGATTCAGCTGACAAAAAGATTCAACAGGCATTAGATGCCAAGCGCAAGGTTCGTATTGTTTACACATACCGTGACCCAGCTGAAGCGTTGGAGTTTGGCGCATTGAGCAGGGCCAGCCGCATGGAAAAAGAAAAGGGTTCAGGCCGCACCGTCCCAATTGAAGAACATTTAAAGACCCACATTGGCGCACGCCAGGTCATTGAGGAACTTCAAAAGAAATACAAGGGCAACCCCAGGGTAAACATACAAATCGTTGATAACTCCAAAGGTAAGGGTAAGGCTATTGCAAGCCAGCTTGACAAGCTACCTAAACTAGAGGAAAATGAAGTTCGTAGGAGGTTAAATGAAACACTTGAGCGAGTTAGAAGCAGCGGCATTGGCGGCAAGGAGAGAATCTCCGATGCCATCTACCGTGGAACATCAGGAAAAGTTCGCTGATTACAAAGAAGGAAGAACCTTTGATTTAGAAAACAAGGGTTTTGCTGAACGCCTGGCTGCGGGATTAAACAAAGCAGTTTTGGCTAGAGAGGCAAAATGACTGAGAAATGCGAAAATTGCAAATACTTTCGTGACTCTCAGATTATGGGTAGTTGTAGACGCTATCCAACATTACAAAACAAACACGCTAACGATTGGTGTGGCGAGTTTCAAATTGTAGTTGCCATCATCCGTGAGGAGGATGTTTTGCCCGCACCAGCTGCGGGTTCTTTTTTACCTAAAAAACGAGGCAGACCAGCAAAGGAAGCTAAATGAACTTGCAGCCGTTGAAAGACAAGATTCTTGTTCGCCCTGAACAACGCATTCAAAGCACAATTTATTTCCAATCAGCAGAAGCTGAAAGCCGTGGAACAGTCATAGCAGTAGGCCCAGACGCACAAGCCGAGGGTCTAAACGTGGGTGACAAGATCGCTTTCGGTACATTCCACAAAGACTACAAGGACGAATACTTGAAGTTTGAGGAAATCAAGCACAATAACGAACGCCTACTTAAGATGAGTTGGCAAGATGTTTGTTTTGTAATGGAGGAAGAATGAAAGAACAACTGCAAGCCCGTATTGCTGAACTAGAGAAGCAAAAAGAGCAAATGTTGGCTAACTTCCATGCCATATCTGGCGCTATTGCCGAAAATGAAGCATGGTTGCGCCAATTAGAGAAACCCTTAGAATTACCGAATGACTGAAACAACCGAAAAACGCCCCGTTGGTCGCCCTACCCTCTACAAACCAGAATATTGTGAGGAAGTAATAGCCTTGGGCAAGATCGGAAAAAGCGTAGAACAGATTGCTTCAAGGTTAGGGTTTTCACTTAGGGTCATGTACGATTGGCGGGACAATCACCCCGAATTTCTGCACGCCTTGGAAGAAGCCAAGCAACATGAACTAGCCTGGTGGGAAGATCAAGCCGATTCTTACATGGTTGAGACTAAAGACGGGCCGAGACTGAACGCAACAATTTGGTCAAGGTCTATGGCTGCACGATTCCCTAAAAAGTACCGTGAGCAAGTCAAGCAAGAGATCACGGGTGCTGATGGTGCGCCATTCCTGACGGGCATTCAAGTCAGCTTTGTGAAGCCCAATGAGTGACATTAGCCAGGCAGTTGCAAAGGCTGAGTTTCCGCTTAAGCTGGAGTGCCTGTTTAAGCCATCACGTTATAAAGTCTTATATGGTGGACGGGGCGGGGCTAAGTCTTGGGGAGTTGCTAGGGCATTGCTCATTAAAGGCGCTCAAGCCCCGTTAAGAGTGCTTTGCGCCCGTGAATTCCAGACTTCAATCAAAGACTCAGTTCACAAGCTGCTGTGCGATCAGATCATGGCGCTTGGTTTGGAAGGGTTTTATGAAATCACCCAGGCTTCAATCAGGGCAAAGAACGGCACAGAGTTTAGCTTTGTCGGCCTAAAGAACAATGTGGCTAACGTCAAGTCTTATGAAGGTGTTGACGTTTGCTGGGTTGAGGAAGCCCAGACAACCAGCCGTATGTCATGGAATGTATTGATTCCTACTATCCGAAAAGAAAAGTCAGAAATCTGGATTACGTTTAATCCTGAGTTAGAGACAGACGAGACTTATCAACGGTTTGTTTTAAAGCCGCCAGAGGATTGCATAGTTCAAAAGGTCAACTGGTCAGATAACCCGTGGTTTCCCGAAACCTTGAAACTTGAGAAAGATGCGCTTAAACACCGTGATCCACAGGCTTATAACGTGGTTTGGGAAGGGCTTTGCAGACAGACAGTAGATGGGGCTATCTTTGCCAAAGAAATGCAAATGGCAGAGTTAGACGGGCGCATTACCAAAGTTAACTATGACGCAACTAAGCCAGTTCACGCCATCTTTGACCTTGGGTGGTCTGATGCCACAGCCATTTGGTTCTTACAATTCATAGGCATGGAAACCCGCTTAATTCGCTACATTGAAGGCAATCAGCAGACCATGAGCGACTACCTGGCTAAGATGCAGACATTTGGCTATATCTATGACACGCTATGGCTGCCACACGATGCAGAGAATAAAACCCTTGCAGCCAACGGCAGAAGCATTGAAGAAATCGTAAGGGCTGCTGGCTACAAAACCAAGATAATCCCAAAAACGCCCATTCTTGATTCAATCAATGCAGCCAGGACAATCTTTATCAATTGCTGGTTTGATAGGGAAAATTGTCACGAAGGCTTGCAATGCTTACGGCATTACCGTTACGATGTTGACCCAGAGACTAAGCAATTCAGTAGAACGCCACTACACGACAATTACTCGCATGGCGCTGATGCGTTTAGATATATTGGTCTGATGGTCAATGAGCCGAGACAAGCCAGAAAGCCTAGACCTACCGCAAATTATGGTAGCCAACATTCTTGGATGAGTTAAAATGGCACAAAATCACTTAGGGCAACATCATGGCTGATGATTACGACTCACGAATTCAGGAAGCAATTGACTTCTTAAAGTTTGCCAATGACGCAGACACAATGAATCGTCAGGAAGCGCTTGAAGATTTGAAGTTTGGCGCTGGTGATCAATGGCCTGTAGAACTGCAAAACTCACGCAATCTTGAATCACGCCCCGTTATTGTGGTGAACAAGGTGGACAATTATTGCCGCCAGGTCTCAAACCAACAAAGACAGCAGCGCCCAAGAATTAAGGTTCATGCCACAAATACGCATGAGGACATGGTTGACGCACAAACCATTAGCGGAATTATTCGGCACATTGAGGTTAATTCCAACGCTGATCACGCCTATGACAATGCGTTTGAATACGCAGTTCGCATGGGTTGGGGTTATATGCGTGTCAGAACTGATTACATTTCAGAGGATTCGTTTGATCAGGAAATCTACATTGACCCTGTAGATAACCCATTCACGGTTTACTTTGACCCTAATTCAGTCCTACCTGATGGCTCTGACGCTGACCGTTGTTTGATTACAACAATGATGCTTAAGGAAGAATTCCGCAAGTTGTATCCAGACGCTGATGATGGCGGCACAAGTTTTACCCAGCGTGGCACAGGCGACTCACAATCTGAGTGGATTACAAAAGAGGATATTCGCTTGGCTGAGTATTACTACACAGTCAAAGAAAAGGCAAAGCTGTACCTTTTGAGCGATGGCACAGCAACATTTGCTGATGACAAAGACTTCTTTACACGTTTGGCTGCTTACGGGATTGAAGTGGTTGATACCCGTGATTCCTACAAGAAAACGATTAAATACTGCAAATTAACTGCGGTTGAAGTGCTTGAAGAACGGGATTGGGCGGGCAAATACATTCCGATTGTCCCCGTATATGGCAGACATATTGTCATTGGTGACAAGCGCAAAAAGTTTGGCATGATCCGCTATGCCAAAGACCCGCAAAGGATGTATAACTTTTGGCAGACTTCTATCACAGAAGGCGTGGCGCTTGCCCCTAAAGCCAAATGGCTGCTTGCTGAAGGTCAGGATGAGGGACACGAAAACGATTGGACAAATGCCAATATCAAGTCTTTCCCACTTCTGCGATACAAACAGACTGATATTGACGGTCGCCCAGCGCCCCCGCCAACAAGGTTGCAGCCTGAACCCCCACAGGCGGGCATCATGGCTGCGGCTATGGGTGTGGACAACGACATTAAAGCGATCATGGGCGTGTTTGACCCCGCACAACTTGGTCAAGGCAACATTTCAGGCAAAGCATTAAACGGTCAGCAACAACAAGTTGACCTGACAAACTTTGACTATTACGACAATTTGACCCGTTCAATTTCTCACGTTGGCAAAATTTGTTTAGATTTAATCCCTAAGATTTACGACACAGAGCGAGTAATGCGGATCATTGGTGATGATGGCAAGCCAGAGTTATTGACAATTAACCAACGGGATTCTGTGGGCCGAGTGCTAAACGACATTTCTGTGGGTCAATATGACGTGGTCATGGAAACAGGCCCAGGCTACAACAGCAAGCGCCAAGAAGCCGTGGACAATATGCTGCCATTGTTGTCAGCTGCGCCTGAGTTGATGCAAGTGGCGGGTGATTTGGTGTTTAGAAACATGGATTGGCCTGGCGCTGACATTATTGCTGACCGCCTAGCAGCTGCTAACCCAATGGCTCAGATTGACGATAAGTCTAAGATTCCTCCCCAGGTTCAAATGCAGCTGGCTATGTCACAGAAGCAGATTCAAGAACTTACACAAGCGGTTCAGGCTAGAGACATGATGTTACAGAGCCGCATGGACGTTGAGCAAATGCGACAAGATGCAGAGACTAAGCGCACCCTGATGAAAGAGACGGGCAGAGCAAATGAAGCTGAATTGCGTGAAGCAAGTGATCGTGCTGAAATGCAAATGCGTGTTGAAGGTCAAGCAAACGATACGGTTATTAGGACACAGACACAGCTTGAAATTGAACGCATGAAACAAGAAATTGCCCTTTTGTTGGCTCAAGTGGACAAAGGCGCATTAAATACTGCCAATGCAGAAGCAACAGAACGGGCTATTTGAGTTTTAAATGAATTTGTGGTAAAAACCACTAAACCTTACCTGTGAGGGTCACAGGGTCAAATCGTTGGGAAACGTATGTCCGATAAAGAAGCAAGTCAAGTATTGACTAGCGAGAATGCAGCAGAATTTTATGCAAACAGATTAGGTTTAGCTGAATCCCCTGCGGAGAATGAGGCAGTTGAAGAAACTGAGCCGTTAGCCGAGGACGAACAGAGTGAACCGAAAGAGGCAGAAAAGGAAGCAAACCAAGAGGGTGAGCGAAAGCCTCCTAAACTTGAAAAGCGGTTTTCAGAGATAACCAAGCAGCGTGAGGAAGCTAGGCAAGAAGCCCAGCGGGAACGCCAAGCTAGGGTAGAACTGGAACAGCGTTTGGCGGCACTAGAGCAGCAGAGACAGCCTCAACAGCAGTCTTATGTTGATCAAGAGCCACAACCAAGCCAGTTCGCTGATGCGTTTGAATATGCGAAGGCTCTAGCCGAGTTTTCGACAGAAAAGGCGTTAGCGGAACGGGACAGGCAAGTTGCCCAGGCACGAGAGCAAGAAGCGCAGCAAAAGATTATCCAATCTTGGGCGCAGAAGGTTCAAGATGCCAAAGCAGAACTGCCCGATTTTGATGATTTGGTCGCAGCAAGTGACGTAGTTGTAAACAACGCAGTCCGAGATGCAATTCTGGAGAGTGATGTAGGCCCAAGAATCCTGTATCACCTAGCTGAAAACAATGACCTAGCCAAAAAGATCGCCAGCTTGAATCCAAATGCAGCGCTTAGAGAGATTGGGAAACTAGAAGCAAAGTTTGAGGTAAAAACTGAAACTAAGCAGACAGCCCCTGTTGTTAGAAGTAAAGCACCAGCACCGATTCAACCGATTCGTGGTGGTCAAGGTCAGCCTGATGTACCCATGTCCGCTAATGGCGAATGGCATGGAAGCTACCAGGCTTGGAAATTGGCACGCAAAGCGGGAAAAATTCGGTAAACCTAATCTTTTTGGAGTTTAAAAATGGCTAATAATTTATTGACGATAAGCAAGATCACCAACGAAGCGTTGATGGTCTTAGAGAATGAGTTGACTTTCACAAGTGAAGTTGACCGCAACTATGATGACCAGTTCGCTGTTGTCGGTGCAAAGATTGGTAACACAGTCAATGTCCGCAGACCTGGCCGTTTCATTGGTACTACTGGCCCTGCGTTGAACGTGGAAGATTTCAACGAGACTTCAGTCCCCGTTGTTTTATCTACGCAGTTTCACGTTGACACACAGTTCACAACACAAGACCTGGCATTGTCCTTGGATATGTTCTCTGACCGTGTGTTGAAGCCCGCTATTGCAGCGATTGCCAACAAGATTGACCGTGATGGTATGTCTATGGCTACCCTGCAAACCGCTAACATCGTTGGCACAGCTGGTACACCGCCCACAGGCTTGATTACTTATCTAACTGCTGGCGCTTACCTTGATTCTGAAGGCGCACCCCGTGACGGTCGTAGATCGTGCATTGTTGAGCCTTTCACATCAGCAACCATTGTTGACAGCTTGAAGGGTTTGTTCGTTCCTAATGACCGTATTGGTTCACAGTACGAAAAAGGTCTGATGGGCCGTGACTCTGCTGGCATGAACTGGAAGATGGATCAGAACGTGGTAAGCCAAACCTTTGGCTCATTTGCGGGTACTGCTGTCTGTTCAACGACTGCTGCTTCTGGCTTCCTGACTTCTGGTTGGGCATCCTCTAGCACCATCACTTTGACCGCTACTGGTACGGTTTCCCTTAACGCTGGCGATGTATTCCAAATTGCTGGTGTTTATGCGGTCAACCCCCAGAACCGTCAAGCCTACGGCACTAACAAACTGCGTAATTTCGTGGTTAAGACTGCCGTTGCCGCTACTGATGGCACTATGTCTGTTGTTGTTAGCCCTGCTGTGATTAGCGCTGGTCAATTCCAGAACGTGTCAATCCCAACAACTAGCACCACAGCCGCCATCACGTTCTTTAACAAGACGGGTACTGTTTCCCCACAAAACATCATCATGCACCGCAATGCGTTTACGCTTGCAGTAGCCGATCTGGAATTGCCAGAAGGTGTGCATTTTGCTGGTCGTGCAAGCGATAAGGAAATTGGTTTGTCAATGCGTGTTGTGCGTCAATACACAATTAACAATGACTCCATTCCCACACGTTTGGACGTTTTGTATGGTTGGGCGCCCCTCTATCCTGAACTTGCTTGCCGAGTTGCAGCCTAAAGGTCATGGGGGGCTAATCACCCCCCGTCATTAACTTAATTTAAGGAAATATCATGGCAAATCCAGGCCCATCCAGTACCACAACGATTCACCCATCTAATTTGGCCTCTAACCAAGCAATTCGTCTTTTAGGCGTTGCAACTGGTGTGAGCGTCAATGCAACTGGTGATCAAGCGGTTATCGCAATCAACAATTCCACAAACTACTCTGTTAGCAACGTGGTTTTCACCAACGCTTCAATTTCATTGACTACTGCCGCAGCGGGCCTGTTTACAGCCCCTAGCGCAGCGGGTACTGCTATTGTTGCCAATGCCGCTTTGTCAGCTTTGACAGGCTCAACCGTTGTGTCACAGCGCACCGTTGCTTCTACCGCCACTCAATCAGCCCAAAATCTATATTTGAATGTTGGTACAGCACAAGGCGCAGCCGCCACAATGGACGTTTATGTCTATGGCTACGACTTCAGCACATTCAGCTAAATCCTGATGTGATGTGAGAAAGAGCCACTCTTAAAAGGGGTGGCTTTTTCTTTATTTGGCGTTACAATTTAATCATTCTCTAAAGGAATCATCATGGCTCTCCAAACGACTATTTTGCGTGGAAACATCTCTAACGCATTCGTTATGGGTGTGACTTTTACAGCCACAACCGTTGCCACTTCTGGCGCTTCTAAGACTGTTACCGTTGCTGGCCTGAAAGTCGGTGATGCGGTTCAAGTGTCCCTCCCAGCTGCTCAAACTACAGGCGTTGCTGTTGCAAATGCTTATGTTTCAGCTGCTGACACTTTGATTGTTCAGTTTGTCAATGCAACAGGCTCTAGCGCTTCTGCTGCTGCGGGTACTTACACCGTGGTTGTGAATCGTCCTGAGTATTTGCCCCTTGATTCAAACGCTGTTTAATCATGTCTAATACAACGGTCTTACGCCCTGTAGGGGTCACAACCGCCATTTCGGTGGGTGCGACTTCTACTGCTGCAACGCTTATTACTGCAAGCACCAATGACCAGGTTAACTATGCCTCTTTCATCAACACGGGTGCTACCTATGTTGCTGTCAGTCTTGGCGATGCTAACGTGGCTGCGGCTGTTTTGCCCGTAAGCGGTTCAACCACAGGGAACTTTGTGTTACCCGCCTCTATGACAGTTCCAATTGTCCTGGCAGTACCCGCAAGTCCCTATTACGTCCGCATGATTGGTTCGGCCTCTGGCCCATCAATCGTTTATGTGACCCCTGTTGGCGATCAAAGCTAAAGGAAAAAACCCATGTCAAGCACTAATTCTGTTGCATATACATCATCTACAAATCTTGTCCCTGTGCAAGCTGAGTTCAATTCAGCTGGTGTTTGCGTGGGTTTGGTTGGCCCAGGCGGGGCTTACTTTAGCCCCCCTCTAACTGGTTCAACCATTGATAACACCGTCATTGGCGGCACAACCCCTGCGGCTGTAACGGGAACAACCATTCTTGCCTCAAGCGAAATTGGCTACAACGCAACGGCCCAAGGAACTGTTACCCAGGCTACAAGCAAGTCAACAGGCGTGACTTTAAATAAGTCTAGTGGTCAGATCACCATGAACAACGCTTCATTGGCAGCTGGCACAACGGTTTTGTTTACCCTGACAAACAGCACTTTGACCGCCAAAGACGTTTTAATTGTGAATGTGGGTAGTGGTGGCACATCAGGCGCTTATTGGCCTTATGTGGCAAACGTGGCTGCGGGTACTGCTGTAATTGGTGTTTACAACAATACGGCTGGCGCATTGGCTGAAGCCATTGTGATCAATTACGCAATCATTCACAGCGCATAAACCATGACAAGCCCATCAAACTCAGACGTTCAGAATTTATTGCCCGTTCAGGCTTATTTTTCTGTTGATGGCGCATTTCAGACATTCATTGGTCAGGGTCAGCCGTTTTACGCTATTCCAAACCCTAATCAGTCTGGTCTAAACATAACAAACAGCGTCATCAATAGCACGACTATTGGGGCTACTACACCATCGTCTGCCGCATTTACGACAGCGACTGTATCAACAGCGCCTGTCAGCGGTAACGATGTTGTTAACAAGACATACCTTGATTACTTTGCTGCGGGTCTGTCATGGAAACAGCCTGTTGTTTGTGCAACAACCACAAACATTACGTTGTCAGGCTTGCAAGCCATTGATGGCGTGACGGTGGTGGCGGGTGATCGTGTGTTGGTCAAGAGCCAATCTACTAACTCACAGAACGGCATTTACTTGGCTTCTGCTACGGCATGGTCAAGATCGCCTGATGCTGACACATGGAATGAACTTATTTCCGCAATTTGCTTTGTGGAAGAAGGAAGCACTTTAGCGGGAACTGCATGGTATTGCACAGCCCAAGCGGGTGGAACTATTGGCACAACAGCGGTTGTTTGGTCAAACTTTTCTGTTGCCGCATCGTACACAGCGGGAACGGGTCTAACCCTTGCCGCTAATCAATTCAGCATCACAAACACAGGCGTTACAGCGGGTGCATACGGTTCAGCTTCTAAGACTCTGACCGCTACTGTTAACGCACAAGGTCAACTGACCGTGTTGGCTGACACAAACATTGCCATTTCAAACACTCAAGTTTCTGGCCTTGGCACAATGTCCACTCAAGCCGCTTCAAGCGTGGCAATCACGGGCGGCACAATCAACGGCACGACAATTGGCGGTTCAACAGCTGCTGCCGTTACAGGCACTACAGTTACTGCCAACACTCAGTTTACAGGCGCTGGAACGGGCTTAACGGGTACTGCAACAAGTTTATCCATTGGTGGTAATGCCGCCACAGCCACAAGCGCTACAACGGCTACAAACCTTGCTGGTGGTGCTACGGGTTCTGTTCCTTATCAAAGCGCATCATCAACCACAGCGTTGTTGGCGGCTGGCTCTAACGGTCAAGTTTTGACTTTGGCTAGTGGCATCCCATCATGGGCAACACCCACAACTGGAACTGTGACTTCTGTTAGTGGTACGGGTACAGTTTCTGGCATCACTTTGTCTGGAACGGTCACAAGCACAGGCAATTTAACCCTTGGTGGAACGCTTGATTTGTCAGCGCCCCCTGCCATTGGTGGAACGACTGCCAACACGATTACAGGCACAACAATTACGGCAAACACAAAGTTTGTTAGTTCTAATTTTGATGCTTCAGGCTCTGGTGGCGGTTCTTTAAGAACTAATAGCGGTGCGGCTTGTTTGCAATGGGGTGCGGGCGGTGGTGTTAACTTGACGCTTGATGGCGCATTTAACATGAATCCCGCTAATGCAACCATTCAGATTTCACCCACAGGCACAGGAACTTTGACGGTCAACCCTGCAACTGCGGGAACAATGAACAACATGGCCATTGGTGGATCAACCCCGTTAGCGGGTGCGTTTACCACTTTGTCAGCCACTTCAACAGTTTCTGTGAATGGTTCTGTTGGCTCAAACGGTCAAGTGTTGACTTCTGCGGGTGCTGGTTCTCCCGCTGTATGGGCAACCCCTGCGGCTGGTATTACGATAGCTGACGACACAAGCACAAATGCCACACGTTATTTGTTGTTTACAAGTGCCACAACAGGCACAGTTTCAACACAAAATGTAAGTTCAACAAAACTTCAATTTAATCCAAGCACAGGCGCTTTTACCGCCAATCAGCTAATTATTGCACCGTAAAGGAAAATCATGGGACAGTTAACTTTTCAAGCAACTTTGGGCGGTGCGGTCAATTTGGCTGGCCCTAATACTGCCGCCACAACAACTTTCACGTTGCCAGCGGCTGATGGAACTGCTGGGCAAGCAATGGTTACAAATGGAAGCGGTACGCTGTCATTAGCAACTTTGGCTGTAACTGGTGGTGGTACTGGCACAACAACATCAACAGGCACAGGAAGCGTTGTTTTATCAACTTCCCCCACTCTTGTAACGCCTATTCTTGGCACACCAACAAGCGGAACATTGAGTGGTTGCACCGTTGATGGCACAAATAGCGTTGGATACTTAAACATTCCACAAAATAGCCAATCTGCGGCTTACACATTGGTTTTAGCAGACGCTGGCAAGCACATCTTTCACCCATCAAGTGATGCCAACGCAAGAACTTTTACAATCCCTGCAAATAGTTCTGTTGCTTATCCTATTGGAACAGCAATCACATTTATTAACATGACTGCCGCAGTTGTAACGATTGCAATTACGACAGACACAATGTATTTATCTTCTGCTGGAACTACTGGCTCACGAAGCCTTGCTAGATATGGTTCTGCAACGGCAATAAAAATTACATCAACTGAATGGCTTATTTCAGGGAGTGGATTGACATGAGTGGTGCATTACAAGCTGTTTATCAAAACCAACGAGGATTTGCCGCACCTATTCCAGCCGCCATTGGTGCGGCTTATGGTGGTGGATACTTTGCTGGTCAAATAAATGTGAGTGGTGTTGTTTACAATTTGGTTGTTTCTGACCAAAGTGTTGGACAAGCTACAAACCAGACTTGGGGTGCTTCTGGTACTACTACGGGTTACACTTCTGCCATTACTGGCCCAACTAATTCAGCAGGATTAGCCGCACTTGGCGCATCCTACCAAGCCGCAGTTTTTTGTGAGAATTTAAATACTGGTGGATTTACAGACTGGTATTTACCCGCACAGAATGAAATGAATGTTATTTATTATTTCTTAAAGCCCGGAACATTTGCAAATAACACTAGTGTTGGTGCAAACGCTAATGCTGTTTTTCCACAGCCAATAAACACAAATTACACACTTCTTGACCCTACTCAAACAACCGCAACAGCATTTCAAACTGGTGGCGCACAAGTGGTTTGTCCTCAATTTGAAATTGTGTGGACAAGCACAGAGGCAGATGCTAATGCTGGAATAGCAATCAATTTTGCAAATGGCAACAACAATGCCACTACCAAAACCAACACAGCAAATTTTGTTCGTGCTGTCCGTAGAGTATTGGCTTAAAGGTAAAAAACATGATTTACTTATCAATTACTCAAATAGATGCAGATACAGGCATTATTTGCACAGCAGAGCCAATGCGTACAGGGCCATCTTATCCACAGATTAAGGATTGGGTTGTGAACTGGTGGAATCAATCCACTTGGCCTATCGCCACTACACCTGAAGGCGCACATACGGTAGCCCCTTTGTTTTTTGGCACTTGTGCTGATGATGCAAATTTGACTGTTACTGGCGTTGTTGCTACTTATACGGCTGAAGAATATCAAGCGTTAAAGTCTGCTGAACATGAAGCCCGAAAGCCTTATCCAAGTTGGATTGGTAATGTAGAGGCAATGACATGGCAACCCCCTATCCCATATCCTGATGATGGAAAAAGCTATTATTGGAATGAAGAACAAGTGGCATGGATTGAATATCAATGAGATTTGTTTGGAAAATATCAGAGTTAAAAGGTGATGAAAAAGCCATTTATCAGGCTAAGTATCACCTTGCTTTGATTGAAGATGACCTAAGAATTGAGACAGAAGGTTATTGGGATTTTGACCCTAAGAAGGCGACAGTTCCCACATCCCAAGTGACTGAGGAAATGGTTGCAAATTGGATTGACCAAGGCACTACCCAAGACGGTGTAAGTAGCATAAAATCAAGGCTAATAGAGCAACTTGAAGCGGTCAAAAAACAGCAAGAGATTGCTTTGCCTTGGAAGCCGCCAACATTTAGATTAAGTTAAGGAATCACTATGGCTGTGCCTTATGACATTGTTAGCAGAGCGCTAAAAGACATTGGTGCATTGGAAGCTGGTGAAACCCCTACTCCAGACGCAGCGCTTGATGCGTTTGAGATGCTAAACGACATAATTGACCAATGGTCAAACGAAAACATGATGGTTTTCAATGTCACAGAAATTATTTGCCCTGTTATTTCAGGTCAAACTCAATACACAATTGGCCCTAATCCATCAACCCAGAACTTTATTGGGGCATCGTTTACAGGCTCAATTACGGGCAATATCCTGACCGTGACCGCTATTGCTTCAGGTGCTATTGCACAAGGTCAAACCTTAAGTGGCACAGGAATTACAGCTGGAACAAAGATCACACAGTTTTTGACGGGTGCTGGTGGCAACATCAACGAAACAGGCACTTACCAGGTCAACATCAACCAAACTGTTGCATCTACAACAATTACGGGTTATTACCAAAAACCCTTAAACATTGATTCAGCGTTTGTTAGGGTAAACACTACTGCCAATGGCCAACCCATTACGGGTGGTGGTTTGGATTACCCAATGTCTGTTTTGGAATTGCACAGCTATCAAATGATTGGCTTAAAGACGCTGAGTGGCCCGTGGCCCAAGGCGGTTTACTTTAATCCTGGCGCTGATTCAGGCAATTTGTTTATTTGGCCCAGCCCCTCCCAGGGCGAAATGCACTTGTTTGCAAATACCTTGTTTAGCCGTTATGACTCAATGTATGAAGATATAGCGCTGCCACAAGGCTATTCAATGGCCCTTAGATGGTGTTTGGCAGAGCGTTTAATGCCCATGTATGGCAAAGCCTCTCCAACGCAAATAACGATGATTCAGACGTTTGCAGGGCAAGCTAAAGCTACTCTAAAACGCACCAATATGTCGCCATTGCAAGTGGCACGTTATCCTGACGCCTTGTTGGTTAACAAGGCAAAGGATGCGGGTTGGATTCTTACTGGCGGCTTTATTTAAGGGGCTACCATGCCAGATTTTGGTTTTGTTGGCGCATCATACGAAGCACCTAGCATCTATCAAGATGCTCAAGAGTGCATCAATTTCTTTCCTGAAGTTGACCCTGTAAAACAGCAGGGTGAGCGTGGGGTAATTGCGCTTTACCCCACACCTGGCTTAACGCTTAAAGCACTTTTTGCTAACCAGCAAGAAGTTCGTGGGCTTCACACCGTTTCTGGTGGTGAACAAATGATTGCTGTGTGTGGGCCTTACGTCTATGCACTAACAGCTAATTTTGTCCCCGCTGTAATTGGGCAACTGAATTCCAGTTCTGGAATAGTAAGAATTACTGATAATGGCATCAATGTTTACATTGTGGACGGTGCTTATCGTTATACCTGGTACATATCAAGCCCTGCTTCTGCCGTGTTTTATGGCTCAACAAGTGGCACAACATTGACAGTTACAAATGTTTCTAGTGGCACGATTGCGGTTGGTCAATCACTTTTTGGCGTAGATGTTTTGGCGCAAACCGTGATTACTGCGCTTGGCACAGGAACTGGCGGCATTGGTACATACACCATTAACAGAAGCCAAACTTTAGCAGAACGGTCAATGAATTCTGCAACCGTAGGGGCTGTAGTAACTGCCACTATTGCGGGAACAGTAATGACTGTTTCTGCCGTTGCATCAGGCGTTTTGCACGTTGGTCAGACTATTAGTGGCGTTGGCGTAACCCTTGGCACAATCATTACAGCTTTGGGTACGGGAACAGGCGGTGTTGGAACTTACACTTTAAGCGTGGCAAGCACCGTAGCTGTTGGCGTGACCATGTACGGTTTGAACTTCTCTGTTCTACCCTCTACTGATGGTGCGTTTAGCGGTGCAAACACCGTGGACATTATTGACAACTATTTTGTCTATAACAACCCAACAACTCAGCAATTTGGCGCTAGTGACCTTTTGTCGCCTATTTCACCAGCATTGAGTTTTTCGTTAAAAGATGGCGCACCAGATGATTTGGTGGCTTTAATTGTTGATCACCGTGAAATTTATTTGATGGGTGAAATTTCGTCTGAGGTCTGGACTGATGTGGGAACTGTGCCGTTTCCTTTCCAAAGGATTCCTGGCACTTCTACCCAACACGGCATTGCAGCGCCATTTTCTTTGTATCGTCTTGGCAATTCCTTTGCTTATGTTTCACGAAACAACCGTGGTCAAGCGCAAATCATGCAAATGCAAGGCTACATCCCACAAAGGATTTCCACTCATGCTGTTGAGAACACATTAGCTAATCAATATGTGGCTGATGCTATTTCTTGGACTTATCAGCTTGAGGGGCATGAGGTTTTTGTTGTCACTTTCCCATCACTTCAATTGACATGGGCTTATGACGCAACCACAGCAATGTGGCACAAATGGCTTTATACAACAGATAAAAATGTATATCAGCGCCATCGTGGAAATTGCTGTGCGGTGTTTCAAGGATTGGTTATTGTTGGTGACTATGAAAACGGCAAATTGTATGAGTTGGACAAAACCAACTATACAGACGATGGTCAAAATATCCGCAGATTGCGTAGAGCGCCTCACCTGGTGACTGAGTTTCAACGGCAGTATTTTGATGAATTGCAGATTCAGTTTCAGCCAGGCGTGGGAACTACGGGCATTTCTGGCGTTGCACAAGTTGACCTTACAAACACTATTTATTTGGGTGATAATTACACAATTACGGCAAGTGCAACTTTGACCATTGAAGCTGAAAAAACTTACATTTTGGCCACTCAACAACCCGTAATAACTACAACCACTAACAACCCTCAAGCAATGCTTAGATGGTCAAATGATGGTGGTTCAACCTGGTCAAATGAGCATTGGACAAGCGTTGGTCAACTTGGCAAATACAGGAATCGTGCCATTTGGCGCAGATTGGGAACAGCCCGTGACAGAATTTTTGAAGTTTCTGTGAGCGATCCTGTGAACTTTGTCATTATTTCGGCAAATCTTAAAGTGCAAGGGGCAGAAAACTAATGGCTACTTCAGGACTTTCCAGCACACAGCAAGTTAACCCTTATCCACAAGCACCGTTTTTGGATGGGGCGACTAACCGTCCATCACGGTCGTGGCAGCAGTTTTTTCTTAATTTGTTAAATTTCAGTTCTGCCACAACTGCTACGGCAGGGTCAGGAACGCTTCCAGCTAACCCTGTTGGCTTTATAAATGTCACGGTAAATGGTCAGGCTTACAAAGTGCCTTACTACAATGTTTGAGAGAGCCTAAATTATGGACAACCTAGTAAATTCATTGGTTTCAAAAACTATTGGTTTAACTGACCAACAAGTTAAAGATAATTTGTTGGCTAGACCAAACATGAATGATGCTCAATTAAGTCAATTCATGCAGACTAATGGGGTCTCGCCATCTCAAATGTCTAGGGTTGCTAATATTCCAGAAGGACAAGTAGCGGCTAGGGTTGCGGCAACCATTCCCCCAGGCTCGTCAGCTACGCTAGGTGATACTGTTATTGTTCCTCAGTACCGCACTACTGGTTCTGGCATGGATGAGCAAATTGGTGGCCTTGAGGGTTTTGCTACATCTAAAAGCAATGGTAATCCTAACTATAAAGCCCCTGTCGGCACACCAATGCAAATTTACAATGCTAATGGTGAACTTACTGGAACAGTTAAAACTAAAAAAGATCAATCATTTTTTGGTGGCATGGTTGATGCCTTAAAAGACCCTTATGTTCAAGCTGCCATATTGGGCGTGGCTGGTGGTGCTGGTGCTTTCGATAGTTTATTGGGTGCAACAGGTGCGGCTGGAACAACTGGAGGCTCTACGCTTGGAACATTAGGAACTGTTGGCTCAGATTTAACGGCCATGAGTGGTGTAGCTGGTGGAACGGGCGCTTTAACAGCCGCAGAATCTGCCGCTTTATATGGTGGTGGAACAGGACTTACTGCTGGTAGTAGCCTTAGTGGTTTGAATGCTGGTAGCAGTCTTAGCGGTGTAACTGGCGGTTCTTTAGGCGCTACAAACGCCCTGCTTGGCGATGCGGCTCTTGGTTCAACATTGGGGGGTGCTTCTACACTTCCTATTGGCACAACATTGGGGGCTTTAGGGGCGGCTGGTGTGGGTGGTTCATTATTAAATGCGGGTGCGGGCGCTGCTGCGGGTTCTGCTTTGGGAACTACTTTAGGTCAAGGTTTGGCTTTAAATGCCGCTGGTAACTTGCTTGGTACTGCCGCAAATCAATCTGGCATTAACAACGCAAGGGATGCGATTAACCAATACGGTGGAATTGCAAACACCCAACTTAATACTGCATACAACGATGCTAGAAACTTAGGTGCTGCGGGTCGCACAGATTTGGGCAACATTTACGCTAATACCAATACTAATCTAAACAATACAATTAACGCCCAAGCGGGTGCTTATGATTTAGCCAATCAAGGCATTAAAGCAAATGCCGCAACACAATTGGGTTTATTAGGTAGCACTTACCAAGGTCAAAAAGACCAAGCTGCGGCAAATGCAGCTGCTTTAAACACCAATTACGGGAATGCCCGTGGTGATTTATATGATATTTACAACAAACAAGTTGGATTTCAACAACCTTATCAAGATGTTGGTCGGGCGGGTTCACAAGGTTTAATTAACAATCAAGATTATTTAACTCGACAGTTTAATGCGGCTGACCTAAATTCTAATTTAGCGCCTAACTACGCATTTCAATTGGCTCAAGGTCAAATGGCCAACCAACGTCTTGGCAACATGGGCGGTGGCGCTATTGGTGGAAATGTGGCAAAAGGTTTGCAAGATTACACGCAAAATTATGCTTCTGGTGCATATCAAAATGCGTTTAACAACTTTAACACACAGCGCCAAAACATTTACAGCACATTGGCTGGAATGGCTAACATTGGCACAACATCAGGCGGTCAATTGGCAAGCCTTGGCAATACATTGGGCGGTAATTTAGGCTCATTGTCTAATACTCTTGGAAGTAACCTAACAAGCAACACAGGCAATCTATTGAATGCTGGTACTGCTTACGGCACTAACACATCAGGCGTGACAAACAATTTGAACAATGTCTTGTCATCTAACCTTGGACAAATGCAGGGCGCTTACAACCAGTATGGTAGCAATTTGACCAATGCGGCAAATACTTATGGTGGCAATTTGACAACCAATTACGGTCAAGGCATGAATGCCGCAAATGTGTATGGTTTGAATTCAGCCAACCTTGCTACTGGTCTTGGATCAGCCCTGGCAAGCAACGCCACAGCAACAGGCGCAAACAACGCAACTGCTTTGAGTAATCTTGGCAATACTGCTTTGCTTGGCTCTATGATCAAAGCGACATAAGGATAAATCATGGCTGACTTACAAATGAACGTAAATTACGCAAAACCCCAACAAACAAGTCTTGGGGAATTGGTAAACATGGCTTCTGGCATCCAAAACTATCAACAAGCGCAGCAGATCAATCCTTTAGAGTTAGAAAAAAAGCAAATTGAAAATCAAGTTTTGCGTCAAAAAAATGATGAGCGTTTGAAACTTCAAGAGTTTACAAGCAACCCTGGAAACTGGCAGACAAATGGTCGCATTGACATGGATAAGATCAATGCGGTTATTCCTAAAATTGCCCCGTTAACAGGCGCTGATGTGATTAGTTCATTGAGTGGATTAAGCACAAGCCAAACTGCTGCCACTAAAGCTAAAAATGACATGACGCAAGATATGCGCCAAATTGTTGGTGGCCGTTTAGGAATTTTGGGACGTATGAACATTGATGACCCACAAGTGGTTATTGGTGAATTAGATCGTCTTAAAAAGGAAAACCCTGATAGCCGTGAGGTGCATGACTTAATTGAGGCTTATAAAGTTCCACTTGCACAAGCGCAAAAAGGCCCAAATGTTGTAAAAGACTTGATTGCACAAGAACAATCGTTGTTGTCGCCAGCACAAAAACAAACTGCATTTACCCCAAGCATTAGCACAACAGCGCAGGGCCAAACAATTCTTACGCAGCCTAGCGTGGCTAATGCTGCGCCCACAGCAACTATTGGCGTGGCGGGCGGTTTGCAGAACACTCCATTGCAGCCTGGCGGTGTTCCTAGTCAAAGACCTACCATTGGCAATGTGCCGCTGCCTTACCCTGTTAGAAGCGCCTCACAGCCTTATGCACCAGAGCCAACAGAGGCAGCAGACCAAACTGCTGGTCAAAGCTACCGTAACCGTTTAGTTGAGGCTCAAGGCGGTTTGCCACAAAGCCGAAGGAATGTTGAGGAAGTTATTAAGCAAGCCACAGGGATTGGTGAAAACCTACAATTCCCTAGCGGTGGTGTTTTAGGCCGACTAGAGCAAAGAGTGCTTATGGCTATGAAAAGCGATGAGTACGATATGCTTGCCAAAGACTTGGCTAACATGGCCTTGTCAAACACAAAGGCAATGGGTGGCGTTAGCAACACCGTGGCGGGCTTGGATATGCAAGCCGTGGCAAATGGAACAGCCAAAGTGCCAACAGGCGTTTTAATTGCAATTGCCCGTAGAGTTCAAGCCGATCAGACCAACATTGATATGCAAGCTAATGGCGCACAAAAGTTTGCACAACAATATGGCGACAACAACATTAAGGCTTATCAGCAATTGTGGAATGCTAATGCTGATACTAGGGTTTTTGAAGCCATGAATATTTACAAAGACATAACTGACCCAACTAAACGCAAATTTGAGATTGAAAAACTTCTAGGAAGTGACCCCGCAAAGCGTCAAGAGTTTTACAATAAGTATCAGAACATTAAGAAACTGTCTGAAACTGGAGGTTTGTGATGGATGAACTTGGCGCACTTATTTTAGGTAAACCGTCAGAATCTACTGCTTCCCCCAAAAAATTTACCACAGGCTCACCAAAAACGCAGTCTGAACGTGATCAAGAAGCATTGAGAGTTTTTCAAGACGAACTTACAAACACACAAGATAAATTAAGCAAAACAACTGATCCGCAACAAAAAAGGCGCTTGCAGGGTGATGTAGATGCTTTGCTGAATGAAATTTCACGAAAGTCTAAAACACCACTAGCGCCAAAACAAACGCAGCAAACGCAGCAAACGCAACAGCCGCAACAACAAGCCCCTCAAGATGAACTAGGGGCAATGATTCTTGGCAAGCAAACGCAGCCAGGCCAACCAAGCCAGCAAGAAAGCACCGCTGGCGGTGGGCGTGGTTCTTATGCGGGCTTTGATCCACAAGCCAAAGCTATTGCTGAAGGTCAATCAACCCGTGGCCCAAGACAACCCGAAGGAACGGCATTAGGCCGCATGGCGGGCAATTTCTTGGGTCAAGTGCAAGAAGGCAAACGGGCGCTGGGTGAGATCATTACAGCACCGCTAGCTGGCATGGCAACAAGCGTTCTTGGCCCTGCAACGGGTATTGTTGCAACAATGCGTCACCCTGAATTTGGCTCACAAGCAGCTATTAGGGCGGGTCAAGAGCAATCCGAAAACTTACAACGGCAGCTGTCGCCTGAAATTAGAACACCACAAGCAAAAGCGGTTTTGGGTGGACTTCAGCAAGCGTTTGAAGCAAGCAAAGTCCCTCCAAACATCATGCCTGAATTGCAGGGTTTTGCACCGTTGGCTGCGCCAGCTGCACAGCAAGCAAGACAAGCCGTAGGTCAAGCCGTTCAAGTTGGAAAGCAAATTCCCGCAGCCATTGGCAAACAACTTGGCGTTGGAGAACTAGAGTTACAAAGACAGTTTGAGGCCAAAGGCGGTCAAGTTCAACCACAAGTTCAAGCCCCGTTAGGCAGCGTTGGTGCAGCCAAAGTTGAGGCTAATCCTTACGCTGGCGCAATTACTGGCGAAGAATCAGCAAGGGGTCAGTTTCCTCAAATCAAGTTGTCTAAGACTGCTCAAGATGTGCCAGGTACTGAACAAACAACTAGAGCGCAAATTGCAAATGAAATTATGGGTGATACGGGTCAGGTTCGCCCTGGCGTAATTACGGGCAACGAAAACACGCTGCGTAATGAACACACCAAAGCAAAAATGGCTAATCCCACTCCCGAGGGCGAATTGTTTAAACAACAGATTGCCAATGAACAAGTGGCGTTGTCCAACTATGCCCAAAAACGTATTGAGAACACAGGCGCTAGTCCAACATTGGTTACGCCTTATGAACGTGGTGAGCGTATCAATGACACATTTGCTGGTCAAGATGGTTTGTCTGGTTTCTTTAAAAATGAAAAGACCAAACTTTATGATGATGCAAAACTGACCGTTGGTGACAATCCTGTTCAATCTCCGACTTTAGAAAGTCTAATTAATTCCCCTCAATTCAAAGCTGAATTGAAAATTAGAAAACAAGCTGACTTTACTGGCGGTTTAAAAGAATTGTTGGACTTGCACACTACACAAGGTTTGGAAGGCACATTACCAAGCAGCATTGCTGGATTAGAAAAACTGCGTCAATCTTTGAATGCTCAATGGACTCCAGACAATGCCTATGCAATTCGTAAAGCTGTTGATGCTATTGATACAGACATTGCAAAAGCTGGCGGCCCTGGTCTTTATGAGAAAGCTAGAAGTCTGCACCAGGCTGAAAAAGTGCTGTTTGGCTCTAAAGGTATTAAAGAAATATTTGGTGAAATTGACCCTAATGGCGTTCAGAAAGCAACAGCTTTTGACGCAATTCCCCAAAAACTAAACAGTATGCCCCTTGATCAATGGCGGCATATTTACGACACAGCTGAGAAAGTTTCTAAGGGAACAATTACTGGCCCTGTTGATAAAGCAACGGGTTTGCCAAAATGGACTGTTGAAGTTCCACAAGAACTGCGGATTTCTGCTGAATCAGCAATGAACGAAATGCGTGGCAACCTTGCCCGTGAAATCTACCAAGCGGGCGCAGCCAAAGCGGGTGAGTGGAATCAAAACTCTGTCAACAAGATTTTAAACGCTAGAGCCGACAAGATCAAAGTGGCGTTTTCTCCTGAAGAACAAAAAGCATTCCACACATTAAATATGGGTGGTTACTTGATGCCTGGCGTTCACGGCTACGAGGGCGCTGGTCAGCAAATGCGTAGAGTTGGCATGATTGAGGGCAACCTTGGTAAGATTGGTGCAACTACTGGCGCAGCTGCGGGAACTGCAATCTTTGGCCCTGGCGTTGGTACTGCCGTTGGTGGCTATTTGGGCGGCAAAGCGGGCGTGGCGGGTTCAGAAAAACTTGCTACTAGAGCATTAGGTAAAGAAGCCCAAAAGTCTCAAAAAGAGATGCAAAAGGCTGCACAACTTGGCACTAAACTTTCAGACTTAGGAAAATAACATGGCAGTCAATCTTGCACCCATTGGTAACGGTTTTCAATTCTTTACCAACACAGGAATTCCCCTCAATGGCGGGTTTATCTATACCTACCAGGCTGGCTCTACAACCCCGCTTGCAACTTACACCACTTCAACGGGTACGATTGCCAATACCAATCCTATTCAATTGGGGACAAGCGGTCGCCCCCCACAAGAAATTTGGCTAACTGATGGTTACTCATACAAGTTTGTTTTGACCGATTCTGCCAATGTGGTAATTGGAACTTACGACAACCTTTATGGCATTTTGGGAACAGCCGCAAGCACAAACCCAATTCCCGCTGGCGGCATCATCATGTGGTCAGGCTCTATTGGCGCTATTCCAACTGGGTATTACTTATGTAACGGTTCTAACGGCACACCAGACTTGCGTGATCGTTTTGTGGTGGGTGCTGGCAGCACTTACGCTGTTGGCAACACGGGCGGTTTCACTTCCTCAGTAACGGGATCGGGCGGCACAAACTTGCCGCTTTACTATGCGCTTGCGTTTATCCAGAAAGCCTGAAATGTCTGACATTGATTTGGTCAAATACGGGGTTCTTTGGCAAAAAGTTGAATCAATGGAAGCAAAGATTGACAAGCTAGAGGCCAACATGGAAACCCTGATTGCCCTGGCTAACAAGGGGCGTGGTGGCTTTTGGATGGGCATGGCGCTTGTGTCAGGCGTTTCCTCAATCTTTGGTTACATTTCACATTATTGGTCAAAGTAAATGAATGCGCTGGCTCATTCTGCTTTTGTTGCTTGGGCTAGTAAGTGCGGTAGCTAAAAATGGCTGTCACGTTAGGGAGTTTTATGGCATTGGTTACACCGTCCATGACCCCACAGAACGTCATAAGGAAATGCTGGCATGGCTGATCCACAACGCAAAACATTGCAAGTCAAAAGATTATGTGGTGATGTGGAACAATTTGCCAGATTGGGCGGGAACAGCCGACACAGTAATACTTAGATCAAAGATAATTTACGGGTACAAAGATGCGCTTGATCGGGAAAAGAAGTGAAGATCAGTTACGACAAATGGTATCCAATAGTTCAGCCAAACCATGCAATGCAAACAGAAGCGTTTGCCAAGCGGGTAGAAAGATTAGATGCTGAACGGGCGGTTCAAGTGCAAGTGGATAAACAAGTCAAAAAGTTTCATCAATATGAGTATGAAATTTATGAATTTAGGATGCGACAGATCACGATAAATATTGACATTGCAAATTTAAAACGCAACATAGATAGATTGGTTTAAATATGGTTACAAAAAAACCCCCTGCCAAGGTAGCGCCCGTTAAAAGGCGTACACCCAGACCTAAACCAGAACAAACAATCAATGTGTCTTTGGCTGCACCAGCTGCTAAACCTGAAGCCAAGAAAGACGATAGCGCCCTTGGTAAAGTTATTGGCCTAATTGAGTGGGTAGATAACCCTTTCAAACTGTTTACGGTCATTCTGCTGTCGTTCCTGTTCTTTGCAGGGTATTTTGCTTGGGATTCCCGCCAAGTCATTCTTCACGCAATTACCACTCAAGACAAAATGCCTCAGTTGGCTAAACAAGAAAACTTGCTTGCCCCTGCCCGTAGTTTGCTCAAAGATGTGGATGGCATTGTTCTTTTGGTTCACAAAGCCAATTTGTCAACTAATAGCCGAACAACGGTTTTGGCGTTAAATATTGATGGATCACGGGAAAAATCTATTGAAGGTTCTATTACTTCATTGTTTAATGCGTCATCAGACCGCAATGGTGCAATGGTTTCTATGCTCAATGGTGAGGTTCTTTGTGAGGAATTTAAACCGTCATCCAAAGTGGGTGAATGGGGCATAAAGCAAGGTGTTAAGTTTATGTGCCGTGGCTCTATTCCGCCAGATATGGGAAAATTTGCGGGATATGTAGCCATTGGTTTTAAAGATAAGCCAGAGGATATTGTGGCATTAAAAACCCGCATTAACCTGGCTGCAACTGATATGTCGGAGGATTGATCATGTTTGAAGTTTTAAGCGGTGGATTATTGGGTTCTATTTTTGGCGGCATTTTTAGGATGGCCCCCGAAGTTTTAAAGTGGCTGGATAAAAAGAATGAGCGCCAGCATGAACTGAATATGTTTAAGTTCCAATGCGATCTTGAGGCTCAACGTGGTCAACAGAAGTTAGCTGAGATTGGCGCACAGCGGGAAGCAGCCATTGATGTGGGCGTGATGGATGCTTTTAACAACGCAATTGTTCAACAGGCCGAGATGGTCAAAGCAGCTGGTGGGTGGGTAGCTTCCCTTTCCGCTTCTGTGCGCCCTATGGTCACATATTGGGTTTTGTTTGTTTGGTCATTTATCCATGTTTGGTTTGCCTACAATGCCTGGTTAAATGGTGCGCCAGCTGTGGAAGTGTTTAAAACCATGATGACCCCTGACTTTTCAGCTTTGCTTTCAGGAACAATCAATTATTGGTTTCTTGACCGTACATTGTCTAAGAGGGGTATATGAACTTAGAACTGGCTGCTGCTCTGTGTAGGCATTTTGAGGGATTCCCTAAAGGGGGCAAACCTTATATATGCCCTGCTGGAATTCCTACGATTGGTTACGGGTCAACTTACTATTCTGACGGGCGCAAAGTGACTTTGGAAGATGCCCCTATGGATGAGCCTACAGCAAGAGCGCTGCTTATGGTGGAACTTGAACATACTTACTTGCCAGGCGTTTTGAGGCAATGCCCCATTTTGGCAACTGATGAGCGCAAGTGCAACGCCATTGTTGACTTTGCTTATAACCTGGGGAATGGGCGACTCCAAACTTCAACCCTTAAGCGTAAGATTAACGCAGGGGATTGGGAAGGCGCTAAAGAGCAATTGATGCTGTGGACAAAAGGGGGCGGCAAAGTATTGCCAGGCTTACTGAAACGCAGACAAGCCGAGTGCGCCCTTATTTCTTAGCGTCTTTGATAAAACAACCAAAGCTGCCAATTGTGTCTTTTCCAAAAGGAAGCGGCTCTATGCGTTTTGCGTAATCGTCAAGGGCATCGTTCCAACCAGCGTCATAAGCAGCGCATACAGCGTCTATAGAGGCTTCTTGAGCGCCTGTCATGCGTAGCAAACTAATTAGATCGTCTTTGGTCATCTGTAGTCCTTTGGTGTCTGCCTATTTTCCTAGCAATCCAACAGGCTTGGCAAATCCACTTATGCCCCATGTCAATACCCCCCTCTGGAGGCTTGACTTCATCACATTTGTTGCAACATTTTAATTTGTGGACGGGCTGGTTGCCGTTTAGTCCGAGTGGATACATTGCCATTCTCTTTCATTTCTGCCTGAATTGGATTTAACCGTGTTGCCTGTTAACTGGATAAGCCCAATTATTTTCATTTCGTTTAAGCGCCTGGCGACTTGGTTACCGTCTAGCATTGTCAAAGCTGAAATGCCATCTTTGCCCAACGGCCCGTAAAACTTGAGGCAATCAAAAATAACCTGGTGATGTTGGGGTGCAGCGTCTTTAATTGACTCAGCTGCCTCAAACGATGTTAAGGGATCATTCGCACGAACTCTTGGGAATTCGGGCATGGCAAAAATGCGTTTAAATGTTTCTTTATAGTCCATGATGTTTCCTTGTTGGTGGGGGTACTAACCATTCGTCCGCAAGCAAAATTGCATGGCTTTCCCCCCGTTAATTAAAAATCTATGTCATCGTCTTTTGGAAAACCTTGATCTTCTTTGGTTTTTGGCGTGTTGAGATAAGCCCAACCAGACCAGCCGCCATCCATCAAAGGGATAACGTCCAGCTTTAGCATCGGCCCGTTCTTGGTTTCAAGAACTGATCCAATGTTTGTGTAACGGGATTTTTCCACACCATCTTTGTTTTTGTATTTACCAGAAACAACGGTAATTTCGTAAAGTTTAGACATTTTTAATTTCCATAAGTTGAGCAATTTTTATATCAAGTTCATTTAAGAATTTGACAATTTCTTCTTCCATTAGTCTGATATACATATTGTCCCTTGGGACACGTTTAACAAACAACTGAAGTTCTGCGGGCAGACGGTTGTCAAAAGACACAAAGTCACACCAGCTGCGCCCTGTGCAAGCCATTTGGAATTGCATCTGGGTGTTGTATTTGCCTGGCACAGTTTGACTTAGCAAAGTCTCAATGTGCGTGGCTGTATTGGGGCATTTGATTTCTAACAAGCCATCATCACCAACCAGGCCATCAGGGGAAGCGCCCGCCATAATGATGGATGGGTGAGGCACAAACCCCACTTCATCAACCAAAACGTCTGCATGAGCCTCATAAGCGGCTTTGGCAAGGGGTTCTGTGTCTGTGCCATGTTGCATGGCAGCATTGGTAAAACTTTCCCCTTTTTCACCCGTTAGGCGTTCACACACCAATTGAGCCATGTAATTGTCACGGGTTGCTGAATAGCCCGTTTTGGTTTTGGCAAGCACATCAGCCACACGGGAAGCGGTGACCTTACCAATTCGTGCTGCAAACCATTGGTCTGAGCGTTGTTCAATCATTTCAATCATACTTTTGCCTTTACTTTGTCTTTGGCTGCAATAACTTTCTTTTGCCACTCAGAATCACCGTTACAAGCGGCATAAGCGGCTTTGTAGGCGTTTTTCAAACTGTCTTGATCGGTAGATGCCTCAATAGCTGCCAAGTGGTCTATAAGGGCGCTTTCATTGATTGTTGATGTAATCACCGTTTTGCGGCTGGCTGCGTTGCCATCGTCATCTTCAGGGGCTATCCCGCAAGCTGCCATCAGCGATCCTCTGCGGGCATAGGTCAAAGCGCTCATGTGGCCCTGTGGGTCTGCTTTGCTTGCAGGGAAGTGCAAAATCCCGCACTCCATCATTTCGCCTGATTCATGGATAAAGACTGTCTCAACCATTACGCCATTTTCACAGTCATAAGATTTTTGCACCAGGGCAATGCCATTGTTGTTGAGCGCATCAAGCACAGCGTCCACACAAGCAGCCAAGTCTGCGTAACGTGAAATTTTGTTGCCCTTAGAAAAAAATTCATTTGTTGAGTTTTTGATAACTGGTGAATAAGCCTTTTGAGCCTTAACCAATGCGGTTGCTAGATTTTTCATGTTTCTTCCTTTAAATAAGCCGTTAGGCGTTTGATTCGGTCTGAGTGGTAGTCACACATACGCTTGGCATATTCTTGAGCGCTAAGAGCCACTAGCAGCTTGCGATGTGCCATTTCAAGTTCTTTGACCGCCAACTCATTAGCCGATGGCAAGCGGAAATAATCTTTTAGTTTGTCAATCATGGTCAGCCCCTCCAGGCCAGCATTACGCCAATGCCGCCAAAGATAACGATGGCTAACACGCATTCAACAAGGGTTTGAATAATCTTAGATTTCATTTTGTTCCTTTAACATACGGGCGTGGTGAATCTTGGTTTCAGACATGATGTGTTCAAATTCTGATAAGGGCAGATCGTAAGAAATATCGTCACCCTTTAAGTTATAGACAGACACATCGTAGATTTCCGCTGAGTTGTGGTCATGCGGCATATTGATTTCTGCGGGGTAATAGTCATAGCCAACTTTGACGTTTTCAAGCGTTGTGCCATTGTCATAAGACACAACGTCATCAAAGTAATAGTGCAGTTTGTAATCAATCATTTGGTTTCCTTAGAGGGCCGAAGCCCTGGTTAGTTAATTTGGGATTAAGTTTTGAGCAATGGTTTTTTTTGCGTCTTTTAATCTGGCAAAAGTCCAACGAAACTTTCCATCAACAAAAATTTCCCAACTGGATGACAATGTGTTGCAGCGAAAACCATAGTCTTGAACACGAACAATTGTGATGTTGCCCTGGGTAAAAACTGTTTTGCGGTTCATGTGCAGCCCCTTAAATGCGTGAAGGCTGTGTGCCAACCAGTTCGCCATCCATGATGTTGAACAGAATGGTTTTGGCAACATTAAGAGTTTGTCTAGCACGTTCTGTATCGCCAA